AACGTTAGAATCAATAAGCCACATTGCAAACCCTGCCTAACAAGCAGGGTTTTTTCATGCCCACATGGTTCACTCTCGCACGCACGCATGTGCCACAAATGAACAATGCCACACTACCTTTGACGGCAATGTGGCATGTTCTTATGAATGACAATATACAATGAATCAAGAAACCATGTAACTGACTCAAGGCAATGTTAGTGTGTGCCACATCATCATAGCAAGAACCAAATGAGAAAAACGGATTGACCATTGATTGGCATTGGATTGGCAATTGGATTGGATTGGATTCGCATTGGATTGGTACAATTGGATTCGATTGGAACAATTCGCATTGGTTCATATTGGATCATTAGAGATTCTTATAAGGTATATTAGCATTACTTTATTATAATTTAGTGCTTGAATCATGTAAACAATTGTTTCATGCTACAGGTTCTTATGATAACCAATAAAAAACTAACAAAAAAACAATTGAATGAATTGACGGGCGGTTTGTCCGAGCCTTCCAAGATGCCTTGCTACTCATGGAGTATCTCTGCCGAGCATTGCAAAACAGGTAGCAAGCTAGCACAAACAGAAGGTACAGTGTGTCATGAATGCTACGCATGCACAAATTTTTATCGCATGCCTACAACACAAAACGCCATGGCAAGACGACTACAGGCACTGTACTCGCCATTATACATTGAGGCAATGATTGAGACACTGAAACGTTTTGAAAAGAGTGGTTACTTTAGGTGGTTTGATTCAGGCGACCTTCAAAGTGTTGACCACCTTAAAAAGATAGTGGCAATTTGTGAAGGCACTCCTCACTTAAAACATTGGTTACCTACTAAGGAATACGGATTCGTTAGGGAGTACATTGAGTCAGGCAATAAAGTGCCTAGCAATTTGGTAATCCGTTTGAGTGGCTATAAGATTGACGGTTTAGCACCGACCGCACTTGCCAAGAGATTAGGAGTGCAAGTTTCAAGCGTAAGTGAATCTGATTACACTTGTCCTAGTAGCAAGCAAGGCAACAAATGCTTAGAGTGTCGCCTATGCTTCACAGATGCTTTTAACGTAACATATAAAAAACACTAACATGAAAATAGAATATGGTATATTGAGTATTGAAAATCTGTATCAAATTAAAACAGTAAATGAGGCTTTAAACTACATTGAAAGTTTAAAAGATTTATACGATAGGCAACGAGCGTACGATTATTTAAAAGACGTAAACATCTATTTTAAAACTAATGGTCTTAGCATTAACGATATTTCAGGAGAATTTGAAAGATTTAACAAAGCGTATTTACAAATTAACAACAATTATAAAAAACACTAACATGAAAAACGTATATCAAACACACTGTGTCAAAGCTAAACGATTCTTTTATGGATCAAAACATAAGCATTCCATTGCATTTGTTGGAACACGAAAAGAGTGCTCTGACTATATTAAAAAATCAGAATCACGTATCTACCATTTAGATCATAACGAACATTCGCGCCCGCATTTGCGCATTGTCTTAACGAAGAACCTTAGCAAGCACCTTACTTGGGAACTTAACAAATTGCGTTAACACCACACCACACCACACAACGGGACACACTCGCAATGTGTGTCCTTTTTTGTGCCCACATGCTACGGGCACATTCTCGCACGCACGCTCGCACCCACGCACGTGAGATCCATTGGCTCATTGGTTCTTATTAGATTGGTTCATTGGTTCATTTGGTTATTGGTGACAATGGTGACAATGTATCCTTAGTATCAAGTCTCAGTCTCACATGTATCCCATGGTATGAGATTGNNACTATTGCAAATTGGCATTGGTAATGCCACATTGCATGGATTGGGATTGNCACATGGATTGGATACGAATTGGATTGGCCAATTCGATTGGTTCACATTGGCACATTGGATTGGGATTGGCATTGGATTGGCACATTGGTTCACATTGGTGCATTGGCACATTGAACCATGTACCATGATTCACTAGTGCATTTCGGTTCAGGGTTAGTTGCATGGGCACAACTCACCCATGACAGGTGAGTGTGCATCACTATTGCAAATCGGACTAGGAAGCCTGATGAACACCTACATGCATATGGGGCGGTATTGGCTCAATTGACCCTGCATGTAGCGACTCACAAACCCCTAACGGGTTTCGCCATGAATTAAGCCACTTGGTCTAACAGATTGGTCAAGGTGGCACCGCTACTATCATCAAGACCGTTACACCTTGCACAGGTGGTTGGATCAGTTTGTGCATCTGTTTTGGGTAGATACAGAAAACCCCACAAGAGGTGCCGTCCTGTGGGGTACTTCAAACACTAACAAAAGTGTACTCTACATTAACGGCACTTAATGTACCAGCAATGTATCACATGGCCATGTTCCATGTCAAGTACCACAATGTCCGCATGTGTCCGCATGTGTCAAGCACATGTAACGCATGTATCGCATAATTCATGTTCCAATGTGACACCGTGTCACATGTCGTCCTGTATATCCTTATTGATCCAGTTAGCAAGAACCATGACACCCTCCCTTGGCACCATGAGTAGCCAGATAGTTACGTCAAGTGTCACAGCTAGTATGGCTAGTATCATGAGGCATATGGTTCTTGGTATGTACATATTGGGTAGTGTAGCATGGTTTATGTCCAGCGTTGCAAGGTAGCATTTTTACGTAGTGCTTCGTTATATGCTGGTACTGAGTCAAGTAGTTCCATGTGTTCTATTACTTCACAATATGATGTGAGCAGTAGGTTTAGGCTCATTTCTTGGCTGAACTCCTTGAAGGTTTTGTTTTTGTTCTTTTCTGATTTGTTTACAAGGTTGGTAACTAGTCTCAGGTTACGTTCTAGTATCTGTGTGGCTATGTTGTTTCTTAGTGATGCCATTGTTTCATCGAATGAGTCGTAGCCTTCCTGTACATCGGTGTTCTTCTTGGGCGATTTTGGCTTCATGGTTTTCTGTTAAGTGCTTTTAGTGCAATGTTTAATGTATCAAGCATGTTGCCAATAACAGTGATTCTTTTGCTAGTGATACCATAATCCTTTGTGCTACCCATGAATTGTATCTGGTACTCACCCTTATTAAGCTCTATGACACCAATGATAACAGTTTTTGACGGTTTGTCGGTAACTGTGGCATAAATCGTGTAGGTATGGTAGAGGTTGTCACTTAATCTGCCCATTATATATGATTCTTCTAGTTCTATGTTGTATTTTTCTTTCATTTTATTAGTTGTTGTTAGTTGGTTGTTTACCTGACAAAAGTTGTTCCAGTCGCAGTATTTCCTGTAGCAGTGCCTCATTATGTATCTCAAGTGTATCAATGTGATCCTCAAGGTTGGCAATGCGGTTATGTAAGTGTTCTATGAGTGGTACCTGATTCATGCGCTAGTGCCCTTTCTTTTGATTTTACGGCCTTTTGTGGAGGTTAGGGGTATCATGGTAGCCATTGATGTTATTGTCATAATTTGTATATGTTGCTTGTTAATGTTGTTAAGTCTCTGTAACTGTTACTGTTAATGAACCAGCATGGTGGTTTGCCGTCATGTGGATCAGAACTGTTACCAATTATTGGTGCTTCTGATGCATAGAGCCAACCCTGCACATGCCACATGTTCTCGTGATAGTTACCTGTTACACTCACAATGATCCTGTCGTTATCAATGTCACGTTGCTTTACCTTGCATTTATCTTTGTGACGTGACCAGCGTACATCAATGCATGTACCATCAAGATCAGGCACATTGTAAACATCACAACCAAGGCTTGTTTGTATGTTTAGTGCTTGTGATGCAGCTAGTTCAGCACATGAAGCATTGCGATGATTGTCACGATACTGACCAATATAATCTTCAGGGAAGGCACTGACACTACGCTTTGCCTCAGCTGAGTCCTGACGTGCATCACCGACACTTAGTGCATATGCTAAGTGTTGTGCTGATAGTATGATCTTACGTACTTGGTTCATTGTGGGCGATTTTCAGTCACCACTGTCCCATTCATAGGCACTGTTTGTCGTGGGCGAAAAGTACCTATCTTTTGTGCCGTTACTATTGCCCCAGTATCTACGCCAGTCACTTGCTAGTGGTAACTCACGCTTGTCACGTACATCACCGTACCAGTTGTAACCAACTGGCTTGTTTAATGTATCAATCGTCACACTTGTACCATCTTGCCATGTTATTGTTTTTGTCGTGTTCATGTTAGAATGTCTCATATGTGTTCTCGATGACCTTGAGGCCACCACCAAACTTGACCACAAAGATGAATGCTGCGTCCATGTCAGGGAATGTTAGCAAGTAGTGCCCAGTGTTAGTGGGCACCCATACGGCATAAGGGTTCATGTGGTGATGTGTCTTTCTTGGTTGTCGTGCAAGTTGCTAGCATTACCTTGCAACAGTTCCATNACNTTNCGTATCTCTGTGCTGATTCTTTTTGGGCGGTTCAGGCCATAGCTTGCAAACAGTTGGTCAAGCTCGTGTTCCGATATGATGTCCAATTGTATGTCGTCCATGTTATTTGTCCCCCACAAAGAATGATCCCTTAGCATCAATGCGCACTGCACACTGTGTGTTCTCAAAACGTTTCAATTTTTGCATGACGAATAATATGTCACGTCTGATGTCATCAATACCTGCATTGTCGAGCATGGTGTGAACATGTTGATCTTCATTACCACTAATATCATTTAGTGCGTTCATGTACTTAGCAAAAGCTAGTACAAAGTTGTTCTTGATCGTGTCAGGCAAGTACAACTGTTTTAATATTTCTTGGTTATTGTCGAACTGTAGTGTTTGATATGTATTCATAGGAGAATGTTATTAGGCATGACACATTCCCCACACAATGCAAGCACTAAATTATAAATAAATCAAATATCCATCAAATAACCCATTTCACGTGCGTTCTTTTTATCAGCCTCAATTGCCATGTGGCATGAATGACACACTGGTAACCACATGGTCATGTCATTCAAACGTGAACCAAATCTCTTGTTCATGTGATGTATCTCAGTTGCTTTACGCACTGGTACATGACCCTGATCCTCACATACCTTACACTTGGTGTGTAGCTGTAGATACTCTGTCCTTAATACGCTGTAAAGTTTGTTCTCTTTTGCTCGTTTCTTGCTGACTCGTCTCAACGGTGTGCGCTTCAACGTTCCTGTTCTTTTGAGGCTTCCTGAAGATCTCATCATAATTGTTTCTGTATTGGTTACTGTAACAGTTTCTTGGGCGGTCACCTTTGCCAGCACTCATAGTTGTGGATCTCTTGGTAGTTTAATTAAAACAAGTACTACGGCTAACGCAATCAGTGTAGCCAATATTGTTGGTGTTGTGTTCATGTTAATCGTCTATGTTTATTAATGTTAAATCTTTTTCTGGACGATCTTTTGTTAACTGAAAGTCATAATACTCATCACAGTCACCATCGTTCCATTCAACCATATACATCCTTTCATATCTGGTATCAACTGTTTTCACAATCATACCGCTTGGACTACATCTGTCATGTAACCATACTTTGTCCCCTATGGTGAATGGTTGGTTGAGTTTGTGGTTTAGGCTCATGATTTGTTAAGACCATACCATAATTGTTAATCCCTTTTTGCACAACTAGATCTGGTTTCTTAATCAATTTATTTGCCTTAAACGGCCTATAATCAACTTGATGATGCCATCTGTTAAATTTCCATGTCATTTTTACCACATCAGGGTGCATGTCCACTAATGCCTGTGCCATAAGCTTTCTGCCCTCACCTTGGTACAATTCATCAGTGTTGCCACCTTTCATGCGCATAGTGGTTACCTTGCCAGCAAGGAATGCATTAAATAGCACAGTGCAGTAACCATCCTTGAGTACACGTAGGCTCAAGTCAGTGTCCTCATTGTATCTACCTCTCCATCTGTAAGGTATCTTATTATCAATTAGGATACATGAATAGATACGTGTGTTCAGGTAGTATGGCGGTATCCTTTCAGTTGTTTTACAGAATGAATAGTAATTGAATCCAGCAATTGCTACATTTGTGTAGCGATCCACAAAGTCCTCAGCAGCCCTAAAGATCGCTGGTGTACGCACCACTGGCTTCATGTTCCTATTGAGCCTATTAAAGTCCTCAATGTTATCATCAATAATCCAGTGCTTATCATTGCCGAGTGACATGCTATGCTCCCAGACCCAGTTGCGTGCTGGTATGCTACCCTGACCCAAATTGCTGAATGGTAATACCAATATGTTACGCTTATCAATGTGTTCAGCATAGTTATTGTATTCCTGTGGTTCAACCACGATAGAATACTTGCAACCCATGCGCTCCAATGCACGCACTGTTAAGCGCACGTTCCAGCGACCCTTACTAATCACGTAGACTGGATACTTAGGTTGCATCAGTATATCTGAGTCCAGCGTTCTTACCACGAATCAGTTGTGGGTGCCATATGCTTTTTGTTTTTGATGTTAGCTTTTGGCCGATCAGTTTAGAAAAGTCTTGCAAATCTTGTTCTGTCTCAAATCTCACAATGATCTTGGCAAATGGTTTTTGTGGCTCTTGAACAAATTCAGGCATGCCTTCCCACTCAATCTGATACTTGTCAGGTATATCAATTAGTTTGTCTTCCATGTTAAACCTTTGTTGGACGCTTACCTGATTGTATCCACTCAAGGCATAATAGGTAACCATGTGCATCAATGATGTTATCTTCTTTGTGCAAATGCATCTCACGTGAGAGCTTGAGTCCCACCATCATAATGACTGCTTCTTGTGGTGTTATCTCAGCTTTAAGTTTATGTGCTAATAGACCAGACCATATCTTTGCAGTCTTGGTATAGTCATCAATAGGTGTACCATAATGTGCATTACGATCACCAAGTACTAATTCAATTGCTTTGTCTGCGTGGTTCATTCTCGTGATAATATGTTTTCTTTTAAGTAATCACTAATCTTTTGTTTTAATTCCTGATCCGAAATGTGGCACCATGCCTCATTGAGTAGGTCTTCTGCTATCGTTAATCTTTTTTTATCGTATGTCATTTCATCTAATAAAAGTTTAATTTGTTTTCCAAGGGGTAAGCTCATATTTCATGTGGTACACGAAATCTGTTGTTTTGTAAATGTTGTAATCGTGCTAGTTCATCTAGTTCAGCTTCAGTATATGGTTCTTCAGGTATTTCCTCATATAATTCAGCTAATAATCTATTTAGTTCTTGTTCCGATATTTTGTTTATTTCATTCATAGTT